CGAAGGAAGGGTCGGCGTGTACCCATTTGACGAGTTGCTCGAAAACGAAACTGTTTTCGCTGTCGATTACGAACGTGGGCTTGCGTTCCCTGCCGAGTGCCTCGATAACGTCGAGGGCGATTTCAATGTCGTAGGGTAGAACCGGTATACGTTGAATCGGTTGAAAGAAATCATCAACTGGGACGTTTTTCAGTAGTTCGCCGATGCTGTGTGTGCGCTTTATCTTTGCCATACTTCGCTGTCTTTATAAGAGTTGTTGGTTTTATTTTTATCGGTTGTCGTTAGCGTTGCTTCCGGAATGATTATTTCGTCGTTCCACGACTTTTGATTCAGATAGGTTTCGGGATTTTTGCGATACTTCTTATCGGGCTGCGATATGATGTAGCCGGGGAGCGTTGCGAATATCTTCTGACGTTCCGCCTCGGTTAATCTCGCCCATTTCTTTTCGCAAGTTTCCCGACCGACTTTCTTGTCGTACATATTCCAAAATTGTGCGAAGGTGTTTTTCAGATAATCCTCTTTTTCTTTTTCTTTTTCTTTATATATTTCTTTTTCTTTATAGTCTATATTATTACTATTACTATTACTATTACTATTGGGGCTCATTAGCCCCTTGTTAGCCCCTTGTAAGCCCCTTTTAAGCCCCTTAATATATTTGTCTAACTCTATTGAGGTACAGTCTTCTATGAGGTTGAAATCGAATCTGTCCTTATAGTTTTCGAAGCGTGAAAGTATTCCGGCGTGCGCCCGGTTGTGTGGATTAAGCGGCAGATTGCGTTGATGTTTGAGAAAGTTTCGCAGGTAGATTACCTCGCCGTCGATGCTTGATATGTAGCCCCTTTTAAGCCCCTCGAAAGCCCCTTCGAAGCCCCTATCTGTCAGCCCGGTTTCGATGATAGCCCGGCGTGGGCAAACCTCGTAGAATCCTGCGATGTCGCAGTTCTCGCAAAGGTATATCCACAACAGTTTCTCGCTCGGGGAAAGGTTGTAAAACCAAGCGTCCTGCCATTTGTTCGTATTTGTTAATCTATTTGCCATTTTATGCGAAATTATATTATATGATTTTATTGTAAACACTTCAATGGGTTAAACAACCCCCTTTTTTGCCCCTTTTTCTTTCGTTTTTCGACGTTTCGCACCCTCTCCGGTATATTTACTTAACCGGAGTAAATAAGTGCGGCAAATGAGCGATTTTCGAACATTGTTTCCGTGGCGAATCCCTTTCGCCTGCCGGGGGATGTACTCCAACAGGCGAAGGATTTCGTTATACACTTGATTACTTATCAGATACATTGCTATTTGATTAAGAAACGACGAGAGCCGGGTTTCGTTATCATATAGTTGTTGTACAATTCCGGATGTTCTGCCTTGAAGCGAGCGGAATCAAAGACGTTACTCGGACGGCTTGCTTTCCACGTTGCGAGGATTTCGCCGTTGTACGATATAGCCTCTGCGTCTGCGAATGTCAGTTTTATGAGTTCTTCAAGTTCGTCTTTTAGCCTTTCTTCCTCTTTTATCCGGGCTTTACATTCACGTAGTTGCCTGTATGCCGATAGGGTAGCCTCGTTCACTTCCTTTACAAGCCCCTCGGTATGCGTGGTGTATTTGGCGAGGATGTCTGCGGCATTTATTGCGGTAGGCTCGGCGTCCCCTTTGACGTGGTCTGTCCAAAAACGCTCTGCTTCCTCGACAAGCCAACCGTAGAAGTCCGGGGCGAAGGCGATATCCCGATAGTCGAAGGCACGTCCGGAAGATAACCAAGCGAGGCTTCCCTCGGATAGTTCCATAACGCCGAGTTGCCATTGCACTTGACAAAACCAATGCCGGGGAAGGTCGTCCGGGTCGATAGTCGCCTGTGTGGTCTTGCATTCGAGAACGCCCTTGTTCTCGTTGTTGCGAGGTAGTCCGGGAATCCAGTATGTACGGTCGGGCGAGGCGATTAGGAATTCCTTTGCGTCGTTTACTGCGACGAAGTCGCCTGCTGATGCTTTGATAACTTCCCGACCTGTTGCGTCCTGCCAAAACTTTGCAACGGCATCTTCGAGGTAATGCCCTGCGAGCATTGCGAAATTCTGCTCCTTCGGTGCATCGATACCTTTCAGCCTGCGCCAAAGTTGGTAGGGTGTTTCGAAAGGATTAAGCCCTACGATTGTGGCGATTTCGCTGCTGCCGATACCACGTTTGCGGTAGGCGAGCCAATCGTCCCTGTCCTTTGCTTTATAGATATGTGTTGCCATTATTTCTCGGTTTTTAGGTTAGATTATTTTGCTATCCGGGGCTTCCTGCGCTTCCTGCCGGGGTGTTGCTGTCGGTTTCGTGTAGGTTTCCACCCGGCGTTTTGCTTCCTCTGCCTTCTTCTTCGCTTCCTCGGCAATCTTTGCTGCATCGGCTACATTCTTTCTGAACGTTTCCTCGACTGTGGTTGTGCCTTCCTTTATTGCGTTAGCGAGGGCACGGAGTTCGAATACCCTTTCTTTGTCGATTTCTTCGAGTTTCTTGACTGACAGATAGTCGAACAACTGCTGCTGTGTTACGCCGAGTTTGCCGAAGTATTCGACGATGCGTTGGCGAGAGGTTTCAAGGTCAATGGATTTGCCGAGGGCGACCTGTTTTACCTCGTTGATTACCTTCTTCGTAACTGCCTTCGGGATAACTTTGAAGATTGCGTTGCGGAAAGCGATTGCCGAGGCTGCGTTACCTGTTACGACCTGCATATCCTCGGAGTAGGTACGTCCGTATTTGTCGGTTATGCGGCGTTTTACCTCAACGGCAACGGCGAGGTTGGTTTCGAGGTCGTGGCAAACGCCCTGCGCTGTAATGGTTTTGCCGTCATTTCCGACGATTCTCGTCTGCACACGAAGGTTGCCCCATGCCCCGGCAAAAATCTCTGCCATTCGGACGGACAGACCTTCGATAACGGCGTTGTCGCCTTCTGCTCTGCCCCTGCGAAGGGCGTAGAAGCAATCCTCGGCGGTTTCGGTGTCCATTGTGGCGAGGGTTGCGATTTGGTTCAAGACGTGGGTAATGTCCCGGGGATAGCGTTTCGCTGTTGCGATTTGAATGTCAATTTCTGCCCGATTTACGGCTTCGAGCAATTCTGATTGACTGACTTCGATTTGTTTAATTTCATTCATGATAATTGTTTTTTAATGCCTTCCGGCGGTTTGAATTGTGTTTATTTAGCAGATTAAGTGCGGAACTTGCGTTGATTATTATAGTACGATTATGCTGTGTGATTGCCCTTTGTAGTTCAAGGAATTCGGCAACGGTAAGTTGCCACAATGGTTTCGTGAGGTCGGGAGCGGTCATTCTCTTTGCAATTCCAATCTTTCGGTTATTACTTGATGTTTCTGCTCCTCGATAGTGCTGTCGATAGCCTCGAACAGTTCGTTGATAGTGCGCTTTATCGCCCCTGCCCGGAGCGTGCGCCCCTCGTACGTGGTCTTGATTATTAGTACGATTGCCGGGTGCGCCCCGGGCGTCATTTCTGATATCTCGAATTTTAGAATGGCGTAGTTGCTCCCGAATCGGTCGTTTAATTTTTGAATAACGTCCTGCCGGATTTGTTGGATTTCAATGTCTTTCATAATGTGTCAAATTATATTAGGTTAGTAATTCGATTATCTGCTTTGCTCCTGCCGCTCCTGCTGCTCCATACGGCGGCGAATGTGCCATATCGTTGCCGGGGAGTGAATGTTATACTTTTTCATAAGGTATGCGGTTACGTACGTGGACGCTGCGCCGGGACGCCTCATTGTTTCGCAATACTCTCTGTATATTGCCCTGTCCCTTTTTTCTTTTTCAGCCGTGTAGGCGGTTTTAACGTTTCTCATAGTGTAGATTTTTTAGGATTTTATTAAATTTTTTTAATTCGCTGTGTGTTATCGGTTTTCATTCTTATCTTTTGTTTACATACATTTTGTATTTTTCATTAAATACCGGGTAAAATTAAAAATTAAATTTTATATAAAAAAATAATTCTAATTAAAATTCTTAAATTTTTATGAATCTTACTGATAGCGAGCGAATTCATTTACCGGGTGTTTCCTATACTTATTTGGAACAACCCGAATTCGAACCTCGAAGCCTTTTCGAAGTATTGACCGGGGCGTATTTGAATGATTGAGGGCTGCAAACGCAGCCCTTTTTTTATCCCCCTGTTGCAAAGAGAAACCCACGTTTCACAACGTGGGCAAAATAACAAACAAAGACTGGTGTTAAAAGGTGTTACATTGTTACTGCAAATATAGTGTTTATTTCGTAAACGTCAATGCCCTGCCGTGAAAATCGGAACAGAAATTCGCCCTTCGATGTATAGCCCTGCTCCCTGTAAGCCTGCCGATATTCCTGTCGTTGCCTCGACTGCGAATTTCTTGTAGCGTTCGTAGCGCAAGGAAAGCCCTGCGAACATATCTGTCGTGCGACTGTATCGAATCCCTGCTGCTGCGTTTACGGCGAATAGGTTTTTCGGCTTGATGTAGCGGTCAATGTATTGTGTCGTTGCCGGGGCGAATATGTTTATCGAATCGAGCCTCGCCTCGAATCCGGAAACCCAAGCACGGTAATTGTCCCCTTCGTATTCCCTCTGATGTATTGGTATAACGAGCGTCGAATCAACATAATAGGGTATGTACATTGTGTCCGTCAACGTAAGCAATATCGGTACATTTGCAGCAGGATAACGCTTCGGCTGCATAAGCATTGTCGTTGTGTGTATAGGCTTTGTAATGCTTATAGTGTCATAGACGACGACGGTCGTCGTGTCGGTATGTGTATTTTCCCCTTTTCCGGCTCGGTTGTTATACGTGCCTACGACATATCCGAACACGACGAGTAATGCCGCCGCTATGGTGTAGCCGATTACCCTGCTCATACTGCAAACTCCGTTACCTTCCCTGTCTGACAATAGGCGGATGTATCGAGGTGTACCCAAGAAACGCCTTTTTCGAGCCGTACAGGGCAGGGCAGTAGGTGTGCGATACCTTTTATCTCGCTGCGTACCTCTTCGGCTGTATAGCCTTCAAACGTGAAGTCCCCGGCGCACCAAAGGACGTGAGCAGAAACGTAGGGCGATTTCCGGGTTGCGACTATATTGCACAGGTTGCATCGTGAGCCTCTCTGCGTCAGCCCTGCGTGATTGCAATACATCGGCGTGTTGAAGTGCCGACGAAGGAACAGAAGCGTTTCGAGGTAGTCCTGCCGGAAGAAACCCCAAGCCCTGTCCCCGAAATAGGCGACAGAGTGAGGGCAGGCGAGTTCTTCGAGTGTGAAGTATTTTTTAATTTGTTGTATCAGTTCCGGTCGTTCCATTGTCTTTTTCTTCCTGTTTAACGTCAATAGATTCGGAAACCTTCTTCCCGAATATCTTCCAAATGTTTATTTTTACCTTCTTGCCATGCGCTGCGAAGTAGTTCATAAGGCACGATTCGAGTTCTACGCCTATTATAATAATCATAAATATAACAGGTAGAATTGGTATTTCGAGAGGTACTCCAACTGCCTGCCCCAAGACGCCGGACAGAAAAATCCAACAGATGTAATCGACAGCCTTGTTTAGTGTGCGGCGTATTGCCCTCGACTTCTTGATTTGCTCCCCTCGTTTTCGTGCTGCCTGTACGCCGAAACGTAAATCGACAATAATAAGGATTGCGGCAAGAAAGAAAAACCATTTCATTATGCCGATTATTTCGACGAACGGAGCGAGGGCAGCCGAAATTGTTGCGGGAAATATATTTCTGTCTGACATCATCATAGTTGTCTTTTATGCGTATTTGCGTACGCCGATTATTGTTTCTTTTTACTTTTTCTGCTTCCCCACCACCCACGTATACGGGCGAGCCACGTGCGCCAATTCTTGCGTATTACACAAAATGCTATTACGACAAATGCTATTGTAAGCAGTCCAATATCGAGGCTACCGAGGAACGGTCTTGCGAGTATCATTTTGCGAAAGCGTTATGGCGGCGTGCCTGCTCCTTGAAGTAGGTCGTACGATAATGCCCGGTTAATTTCATTGAGGCTTTTGCCCCTGCTGTTACTTTTGCACCCTTTGTCTGCACCGGGGCAGGGTTTGATAGGGCAGCGAGTTCCTGTGCATACTGAAACGCATCCTCGAGAAATGCGATTACCCATTGCGTCCACGTCCAACCGTTTGCTTTCTTGTCCTTCAAGGCTTGCGCCTCGCCGACGGTCTTCATTATAAAGTTCACGATTTTCGATATGTTCGTGAAGTAGATTTTAATCCTTTCGATTCTGTCAATTAGTTTCATATTGTTTGTTGTTTTTCAAATTCTGTTCTTTTTTCCAAGTATCTTATCAATAGTGCGTTTGCGGTATTGAAGGAATGCGCCGACCGGGATTCCGACCACTATGCCGGCGAATACGTAGATTAGTGCTTTCGGAATCATACCCCGAAGGCAGCGAGTAGGATGTGAAAGAGTGTTGCGAGGAAGCCTGCGACGACTTCAAAAAGAGCAATCCAATTTTTCATTTTGTTTTGTTTTTTTAGTTAGTTATACATATGCGCAGCGTTGTCGTCTGCATTGATATTTCTGCGTATTGTGCCGCCTTGTTCCCGATTGTCATTCGGCAGCGTCGGGCGTGGCTTGCATCTGATTCCCCTTCCTTCTGCTCCGGGTTTGTAATTGTCAGCACTTTGATGTCGCCGAGGGCATCTTCAAATCTTGCTTGCAGGGCGGTTTTTTCGGCGATTAGGCGGCTTAACATATGCTCTGTTGTTCTGTACTTCTTTTCGAGCACAGCCTTTTGCTCTTCGGCTTTCAAATACCTTTCCCGGTATTGAATGAGTGCGATTGCTGCTGCGATGAACAGCAAACAGAAGATTGCGGTAATTGCGTAGGCTGTTGTTTCCATATGCGTTCTTTTTAGTTGTTAATAATTTCGGTGTAATGTTCCGGGAGCAATTCGTCCCGGATGCGGTTTATTTCTGCCAACTGCTGTTCAATAGTTATTTTTCCTTAAAGCCATGCCCCAAATCCTCTTTTTCCTCCGACTTTTTCAATATTTTCTTTTCTGTTTTTTCTGTAAGATACTTGCTATTTTTCAACGTCTGTATCTTTTCCATAACCTTCTCCTTTCTCTTTTCCTTTATTTTTTCCACTTCCAAAGAGCCACACAACACAGCCTTTTCGTATAACCTGTCCACTTGCTCATCATCATCCTCATAATCCGGTACATCCGGTAATTCTGGATATTTTTTCTTGGCTTCTGCAATCCATTCGTAAAGAGCTTTTATTTCTTCCCTCATCCGTAAACACATCAAACCAAAGTCATCCCCATAAAAATCCGATTTTATAAAAGACTCCATTGCTTTTGATATTCTCATTTGTCTATACCACAACAAAGCCTCCTCATCAGACATTCCCTGAATCTCCTCATACTCGGAAATATCCACAATCTCCATGTACTCCCCGTCAGAAACAACAAGTACTGGTTTTTCCATATCCAAGTATTGTTGTATAGAAGCTTCCTCTGTTTTTAATATTTCCTGCGACTTTCTTTTTTCCTCCTCAGCAAAAGCCAA